GCTGAGGAGAACAAGAGAGTCTCAAGTGGGAAACAGAAGCCGTTACCCATACTACAAAACTTGTTGTAGACCGTAAAGGTCTTCTCGAGTTCGTAGTAGGGTGACCGGGTTCTCTCCAAAAGGGAAAACCAGTCACTAGGGAGCAGATAACGAACGAGTCCTATCGAAATTGAGTCAGAAGCTGACTTCAAGTCGATGGTGACGAATCCGTCATCAGAATCATCCGACGACCCCTTGAGGGCCATTTTTTGATTTAGCTCCTGGGAAGACAGATCGATACCGAACCGAAGTAGCTTCTCACGAAGCACCAGGTCGATACCTTTCTGAACAAACCCGTTGAGTAACGGCTCGACAGCAATAGTCCTTTCGGTCTTAGCTGTCTTCGGCACGAAGCTTATCTTGTTATGTTGGACTACACGCATACGATGAGTGTACGCAGAAAATGCGTACACATAATCGAGGCAGGGATAAACGCTCGCACTCCCCCTGGGCAGGAACTGCTCAAGGTAGTGAAAGTTGTTTAAGATCCCACCGAATGCGTGATGGATGGCACCGGGCGTCACGGACCACCGCTCGCTGTGAAGTTTCGCGAGTATGTGGGTAGCATCACCGTGAACGCCAATGGAGGCACCCGCCCCAAAGTCGCATTTAGAGAATATCCGTTTGTAATTTGGCCGCGACCCCAAAAGGGTATGAAGCCAACTACGAGCGGACCGAGACTCCTCCAAGAAGCGATCGCGAGAGCGATGTACTTCGAGGAAGGCAAACTTACGGTTGACCAAACCTGTCCTCTTCTCAGAGGCTAGGAAAGTCTTCACGGCAGTGTCTCGAGGACCCAAATCCAGTATATCACTGGGGAACGGGTACTTCTTCACTAAAAGCGCAAACTGATTCGCTACGAAATGCTGCGTAGCGTCATCATACTTCTGTGATGACAACGAATCAGCCGACTTATATAAGGCTCCGAAGTCGCGACGACGCAAAGCGTCGGCTAGCGGCTTTAGGAACTCATACTGTCGGTGGTGGCGCAACAAAGAAGAGAGAATACTCAGATAAACTGAGAAAGACCTCTTCTTAAGGTCCCTCTGTAACAGACGGAACGCTTGCTTTTCCTTGGGATTCATAACGATTCTCCAGGGGCCGCTTCTCAAGATAATCAAGAGAGCGGAGGGTGACGACGAGCCCGCTAAAAGCGAGCGCTAAGGCAATAGCTGCCGCAAGCAGAAACTGCATTTCACCTCCCGGGGACCCCTAACGGGGTTCCTGGTTACTGGTTGATGAGTTGCTGCTTGAGCAGCGCCTTACCCTGCGTACTGGTAATCCAGGCCGCAAAGTCCGTCGCGAGAGCGTCCACGTCCGTGGCAGAGGCGCCCACCGGGACCTGAGCGTTCAGCTCCAGAATGCCATCGGCAGTCGGAGTCAGAGCGTTCGTGAGGGACAGGGTGCGCGTCAGCTTGGCCATAGTCCGACCGACGCCGCTGAACTCGACCGTAGGTTTCGGAGCAGTACGGGCCAGCGTAACGATGTCCTTAACGGACACCGTATTCGCGGGACCAACGTACTTGATCGTATCCGGACGGAACGAGTCGGCAGAGTAGGTCTTCGTGTTGACGGAAAGAGACAAGGTGTATCACCTATGAGAGAAGCGCAGCAATAAGCTGCAGGAACCACTCAATCAAGAGTGGGATGAGGACTTCACTTACGTCCATGGATTCCTCCAAAAACGTCAGTGAAGCGTTGAGCCAAAAGGCTCAGGCCGTCTGTTACCCTAGTCACGTTGTCGAGTCTGAAATCAGACTTAACAACGATACCTGGGGAGGACATCGGGCCTCTGACCTTGGAATGTAACGTCACACCGACCGACCCGGTTACCGGGTCGACAAGGTGGAAGTTACTCCCCTTATTGACAGTCTTTGTAGGGGTATAGACGGAAGTCGTAACCCTATCGACTGTCATACAGGAGCCCAAGGCCTTCCACCCATTCCCAGCCGGTACCAAAGCGTTGAGGTAATCCCCAACATTAAGGAACCAATCGACCACGAAAGAATAAGGCACAAGCTCCCAAGGGAGCGTAGCCAAGCTCTTCTCGCCGAAACCGACCTCCTTATAGAAGGTTGTATCGATTTCGTCCAGGGACATCGCTCGGACTGTAACTCTGTCTTCGACAGAGCAAGTCCAATCGACTTGCACGTTGGTTGGAATCAACATGCTACCTGTGACAATCGAAGTCCCGTAAAGGGACTTAGACGAACGAGTAGAGCGCCTTTCGAGTCGGGAGCTGAAGTTACGGAGAGTCTTCAGGATATGCTCCATATCTGCAATGATAGGCTTTATGCCATATCTATACTGCAGCCATAGCGAAGACGCCGAAGTTAAGGCGTACCGCGCTATGCGCCCTCTCTGAGAAGCTCGGGCTGCCCTGTCAAGGGTCAGGACGAGCTTCCTCATTGAAGGTTTGAGCATACCCACAGCCTGATCATATTCGGCCATCGTTTCCCAAAGATTGGAATCGGAACGGCCGCGTTTGGACAGGACATCCGTGCAGACCTCAGTACCTAGACGAGAAACGTCCGAGGAACTCAAGGCGTAGTTGACGGTTGGTACAAGTACCCCGTCGAACATCATGGAGGGTATAGCTGTGGATAACCACGGTCCTCGCGCTTCCCAAAAGGCTTTCGCCCCATTGGTAGAGCAGGACACGGTGTCACCCTCAACAGTTCCTCCAGTGCCACTACAGCTGACCGCGTAATCCCATTTCTGCATCGGGTTAAAGAAGGTTTCTCCTTTAGCCCTGCGGGATCGGAACTTCGTGGTCGTCGTATCCTCCATCCAGCTTCGTGAACCTTGTGGAGCTCGGTAGACTCCGTCCTGCATAATATGTAATGCAGGGTCGGAACAACCGAACGAAAACTTGGTCCATTGTTGCAGGTTGGTATAAGTCAGTTGATTAGACCGACGGATACGAGTGCTCATTACGGTTAACTCCGTGGTGGGTGAGGTCAGGCTGAAGGCGTACCAATGCCTTCAGTTTGGCCTAAAAGGAGAATCCCTTTTCGACCGTTCACCTAGATAGCAGTTGCAAACTCGATTTAGAATCGACTGCAACGAAGACCACAGAGTGGCCTTCGTGCAAGTTTGCACAAAAGAAGACAGGCTTCTGAGGGAAGATTCCCTTGCGGTCATCTTCAACTGCATCAAGGAACCACTCAGTGAAGTCACTAAGCGTCCCTCGTTCACTAGGGGTCAACATCGATGGGTTTGCACCCATCGTGATCAGAAGAGCCTCGCGGCAACTATTAATATAGTTACCATCGACGCTCTCTCGAACATCAACAGCAAAGCTGTTGGTGAGACCAACCATAGAGGAAAAGTTACGCATAGTAAACTCCGTGAGTGAGAACGGAAGAGGGGG